TTCTGTTTCTTTTTCTGTTTCTGGCTCTTCCTCTTCTTTGTTTTCTTCTTTCTCTTCTTCAATATCTTTTTTTTCTATTTTACTCATTTTTTTATGTCTTTTAATGTCTGATTAATTTTTCCAGACATATTTTTAAGAACCCGTACCATAGCTTCGTTCTTCGATAACCTACGTACCACTTCTTTGCGACCATTTGCCTTTATTTTACCTTCTCCAGTTGTTACAGGTTCGCTTGCTTTCAACAAGTCCCGCAACATGGAAATTGCTTCATTTAATGTTCCAATTGCATTGGAAATCTTACTTCTATTTTTACCAGAGATAATTCTACCTGATTTTTCTTCTTTTTCAATTTCTTCTAATACTTCTTTTATCTCTTTTATTTCTTTTGGTTCTCTCTCTAAATTATCATCTTCTCGAATTCTTTTGATTAAATCTCTTTGTTTTTTTAACTTTTTTAAACTCTTTAATAATGCATCTCCAATATCTATCTCTTCATCCCTAGAAATCATCTTAGCAAAATCAACTAATTCCTCAATATGAGCTCCTGAATATTCTTCAGTATTATCAATTACCTCTTTCAATATCTTTTCATCAATCTTACCTGCCCATTTTGTTATCATTATGCTTCTTAACTCCTTATTTGGTAATTGAAATTCTAATATATCATGAAATCTTCCAGGTCTATCAAGTAACGCATCTGGTAATTTTTCTGGATTATTAGAAGTTAGTATAGTAATCATTCCTTTATTTTTTTTAATACCATCCATTTCAGTCTTTAGTAAATCAACAACATATCCTCGTAACCATACATCAATATCTTCTAGAAAAAGAACTGATGGAGCAAGTTTTCTTGCTAAATCAAATCCTAATCTTAAAGCAGTATTGGGATGTACTTTTCCAAAATCTCTACTTGATATCCAAATAAATGTAGAATCTTCTAAATCATTCATAATTATTTTTCCAGTTTTAGTCTTTCCTGTTCCTGGCTTACCAATAAACATCAATCCTTTGCTTGAAGCATCTTTTCCTTTTTCTTTTAATCCTTTAACTCTTTGTTCAATCAAACTTGAGATATCTTTCGGTAAAATTAAATCTTCCCATGTATCACTAGTCTTGTCTAAAAACTCACCGCTTAAACCAAATATCTCTCCTCTTAATTTATTATTCTCATCTGCCCATTTATGAACATCTGAAAGTAATTGCTTATTCCATTCTTTGTCTTTGTTCTCAGTTACAACTTCAATATTGATTCCAAACCACCCTGGGTCATATTTTACAATGAATTTTTTACTTTCATCTTCGTAAAACCTGACTCCTTGAATTAAGAAATCATCAGACTCTTTCGAATTCAATTTGATTGTCTCATATATCAATGGTGATTCTCCTACTCCCCTCCAGTCAAAATTTCTTTCATCAATTAACTTATATTTACTTAATATCTCTTTAAATGAAGAAAGATATGTCCCCAATAAAGGAGACGGAATTGAAAAGGAATTAAGATATACATCTTTAATCTTACAATCTAAATACTTCGTAAAAATATTATATTCGTATGATGATGGTTTACTAGGTTCATTCTCAATATTAAACTCTTTATCAAATACATTAGAAAGAGATTTATTCCATCTTGTTATCTTTTTCTCTGATTTTTCTTCTGATTTTTCTTCTTCAGTTACTTCTCTTCCCTCTCCTGGTCTTTCTTTTCTTCTCATCTCTCCATTGCACTTAGGACATTTGATATCCTTACAATGTTCGTTAGTCTCTATTACATGACCACAATCTAAACATTCGCAGGTATATTTATTCTCTTCTTTCTCTTTCTCTTTCTCTTCTTTATTAGCAGCTGGTTCAAAAGTTCCACCAGCATCCTTACAATGTGTTTTAGCCACTCCACTAGTCCATATATCTGTCTTGTATCTCATAGATTGAAGCTCTACTTTTTCCTCTTTAGTAACTCCCCAAATAAAATCAATACACTTTCCATCTGATTTTCTATAACAATTATTCCTTCTAAATCTTTTATATTTATCAGGACTCTTTAATCTACATGCATGTTCATTTGGATAGGGCTTTATTTCAAAATCACTTTCTTCTATCCCTTTTGTTTGATTATTTACCCAATTATCTATTTTTCCTTTTTCATTGGGAGTATACCCTTTAGACATAATGCTTAATGCGTCTGCATTTGCAGGAACAGGAACAGCTGAAATCTCTAATAACTCTTGCTCTGTAATTTCTTTTTTTTCTTCATCATATTCTGTTGGCATAAACCCAACTGAGAATGCTCGCATTATAGCTGGTTCAGCTTCGTACATTAAACCTATCTCTTTTGATAATTGCGTAATTCCATGAAACACTGGTTCAAAGACTAATGTTTTTCCTTCTATTCTAATATTTTTTGCAATCCCAACAGGAGGTTGATTATAATTATGAGCAAACATAAGGACTGGATTCTTTTTGAAATTCTTTAAATTCCATCCCTCTGCTCTAATAATATCTCCCATTCTGTCTCTTGTTTCGTTTGAGGCAACCGCAATTAATTTTCCTTTAACTTTTTCAACGAAAGCTTTCAATGATTGTTTTTTCATTTTGTCTTCCGTTTCTTTTTCTATTTTATTTTCCATATTTTTTAGAAATGTATAATTTCTATTTTCTTATTATTTACGACTTTTATCTCAACCTTCTATTTTTTCGAACCTTTATTAAGTTTTCCTCGACCTCCTCACGTTTTGTTTTATTTTTTGTATGTCTCATATAACTCCATCTCTGTTTTATTTTTATAATCTTCTTTGCTTATTTCAATAGTTAATGAATTTGTAAAAGCTAATACAATCTCTTCATTTAGTTTTCCATTTTCTGCATTAAGTTTAAAATCATCACCACTTGTTTTTCTATAGGCGACAAATCCTCTTTTATTTTTATATGGAACAGTTCTAATAATTCCGTTTCCAGAAACTAAATAAAGTCTTTCTTTAAATGCTTTTTCAATTTTAATTGCCATAATATTTTTTCTCTACTAATTTATAATATTTTTTACTTGCTTTCTCTATTTCATTTCTTGTAGGGCTGAATGCTCTTGCTCTCCAACCTTCATAAAATTTATGACCTTGTCCAGAAGGTAATTTACCCATTTTGGAATTAACATTATTCCACATATCTCTTCCTAAAATATTTTTTGAGATTTCCTTTTTTTCCTTAGCCCATATCATCTCAGGAGTATTAAATTGAATTTCTGCTGGATAACCTTTTTTAGTCATCACTTTATAGTTTAATCCCTTATATCCAAGAGGTCCTTTTCCATCATATACATTAAGCTTTACGACGTTCCCTTCTTTTTCTAACATACGAACAGCTCTATCTAAATCTTTTTTATTTTTTAAAACAATAGTATTTCTTGCAACATCATCTAACCCATTGGAATAACCACCTTTTCTCTTTATTACCTTGTTTGTTGCAGTTATTCTATTCTTAAGAGGAGCTTTTGCTACTCTTGACCCTTTGAACTTAGAAGAAATTCTTTTACCAGTATCATCAATTTCTTTTTTCATCTCTGGCCCTGCTTCATAAATATTATCCATATTTTGTTTTGTCAATCCTTCTGTTGGCTCAAGGACGGGAATAACTGAGCATCTGCAGTTCGCGTGCAATGGAGGCTGAGTAACATTATCATAATCAGCTTTTATTTCCACATATGTATCTCCCTTATCAACATAATTATTTCTCAAACTAATTACTTTTCCATCCATTTCGGAGCAGGACGAACAAGTTCTTTCATCAAAAGCAGTAAGCCATTCTTTCCCTTCTACTACTCCTGATTGTTTATATCCCTCTACTGTTGCAAAGTTAGTTGCTCTTGATACTTCAGTTCTTGCTATCGTTTTTGTTCTGCTGCTCGTTGCACCCTTGAATATCCCACTAACCCTTTTTGATATCTCGTTAACTCCTTCTCCTTCTGCTATTCCCGCTACTAATTGTCTTTTCAATCTATCGTTAGTAGTTTTATTAACTGATTCTGCAAACTTCATCGGATATTTATCTAAGTATGTAGCAACTGCAGTGGTATCTGCAAAAGCCATTGGAACTCCCATTTCATCTAAAGCATATTGTCCAGTTTTTTTAATATTACTACTTAATAACGGAGTTACAGCTACTGCCATTTTCTTATTTTCTTTTTTTAAACTTAATAAGAGAAAAGGAATATTTATTTTTATTTCAATACCTTTCCCTACATATTGTTTTCCCAATCTTGTCAAAATTTCTTTCTCTTGTCTATCAAATATACCTTTTAATATACTGGTAAATCTTCTTTCGTATTCTTCTTCAATCTCAATTTGTTTTATCCAAAAATTTTCTACATCTGTAATGTGATATCTAGAAATATCTTTCTTTTCTAAACATATTTCTTCTCCCCCAACAATCAATTTCAATGACTTGCTTAACTCCTTCAATATTTTTAGTTTATTTGGCTCCATTTTGTTTTTCTTTTAAGTGGGCTTCAATAATCTTTCTAATACCGTCTTGTACTTTTTTAACTTCTCTTTTACCTTTAGTTTTTGCATTAAGATATAATCTT